CGTTATTAAATACTATTAAGGCCTCCTTAATCTTCTACCTGTGCTGGCTGTACTAGTAGCAGTTGTAGATTGAGTTCTTTTTGCATCCCTCTCTGCTTTACGTCTTGCACTGATTACATCATTTTCGAAGGCACATTTATCATATACCTTACATTCTCCACAAGTATCTAGTTGATCAATACTTTCTCCAAACATTCCTCCGTGTGGGCAGCCCTCAACAATCTTTTTTTGCTCTGTTTCTTCTGGGCGGAGGGATTCTGTTCTTCTTTGTTCAACGGGTTTCTGCCCATCTTCATCAGATATATTTCCAAAATATATTTTTTTGATTTCCTCATATGTCAAAATGACAATCTCCTCATCTAATATATAAACTTTAGATAAGATTTCATCTGGAATAGTATAATCTCTTGGGAGTAGTTTATGCCCTTGTACTGTTTTGTATTCATCATTAGCAACTTCAAACGAGATAGATTTTCCAATATCGGGATCAGCAAATGGTTCAATTCCGCCTGTTCTCGGCGATTTTGCCTGTAGCTGAATTGGTTTTTCAGAATACTTATGAGATGCTTCCCAAATCTGAACTTTATCATCATTTTTTCCATCATAAACGAGAACATTATAAACACATCTCCTTTTTGGTACTATATCTTTATAATCCTCATATTCAATTTCTCTTCTCGCCATATCAGCAATATCTTCACAGATAGGACAAGGTTGACCATAGTTCTTAGTTGGACACACCAGTTTCTCTTTCAAAGGTCCAACATTCTGATGTACCCAAACTTCAAGAAGATAAACAAAGTCTCCTTTTTTAACAGGATTACGTTTGTCAAGAATAGGGTAACAATCACCTGCCATAAAAGGAAGAATGTCAACTATATGAGGTTTATCTTTCGTTTCCTTTGGTGTCCATAAAGGGAGATCTTTATCAAGTTTGAAATATCTATAGGAAACTCCCCCATCTCTTCTATCATAGTTCTCCTGGGTTCTTTTTAACAATTGTTCACGCAATTTACTTTTGTCATACATTTTTCCTTCCTCCCTTAAATTGTTTTAGTTGTTATGTATGGTAATTTCTATTTTCCCCTCTATTATTTTCTGTGCCTCCTTTCATATTACTACATTCTGATTTAGCTTCAAAGAAGCTCTTAAACATAGCTTTGGAAAACACCCTTAAAATGATGTATCCTAATACTATAAACAAAATACTATAAAAAATCCAGTTAATCATTTTCTCCAGCCAAAATACTCTTCCTCCTTCTTACTAATCTTTTGTTATCTTCTAATATTTCTCGATGCTGATTTTCTATACCTTGAGAAATAATCTGTTCGGCTTTTCCTCTAGGTTCTGCCCAGTAATTTGAAAGAAAAAGATCGGTAAGTCTATCTAAGGCTTTATTCCGTTGAAATTCAAACGCCTTACGAGCAACTTCAATGATACCCTGTTGTTTCTTTGCTTCTATATGTTCAGAAACAGCTTTTTGATATTCCAAATCTTGAATTATCATATTTGAGATCTGTGATTCAGTAATTTTGCTACCAATATTCTGTGCCCGTATATTGGAGTCTATATTTGCTTTTACAAGATCGAGTCTCGCCTTCGCCTTATCAACTCTTTCTTCAGCATAGACGAGTTCTTCTCCCCAATTGCTAAATAAATGAGATTGTTTCATCCATTCAGTATCAAGGTTATGTTTATCAATTGTTAGATCATCTTTATAATTCATTTTGTTTTCCTCTTTTATATTATAATATAGTTTAGAACATTTTCTCATTTTTCTCATAACCAGTAAACCTTCTGCTCAATCGTTCTGCAACTGTCTGAGTTGTTCCTGTTCCAGAAAAAGGATCCACAACTAAATCACCAAAGATTGAAAACATGCGTATTAGTCTATAAGGAATTTTTTCTGGAAAATTAGAATGAATAGAAGCTCCTCTTGCGCCAGGGATGTTCCATATTTGTTGAAACCATACATCTCTTTCTTCTTTTGTATATCGACTTGATAATCTTAATTCATCTTTTGGAGAAAACTTCCGGATTTTCCCTTTTCTATAAATTCCTATCATTTCACAATCTTGTGATATGTAGGCATTAGGAGGTAAGAATCCACTACCGAGAAAGGCATTGGGACGATTAGAAATCTTTTTCCATATTATGGGCATTAGAGGAGTAAATCCCAAAGAATACATTTTCATTGTTATTCGAGCATAGTTGGGATAACAACAAAAGTTCTTATCAATACTTCTTGTTGCATCACCAATGTTAATACAAATAATACCACCAGCAGTAATTATCCGATAACATTCAATCCAAGTAGCATCTAATTGTTTATGCTGTAATTCGAAATCTATCGTTCCAAATAAATTGTCCCACTTACTTATCATTGGATATGGTGGTGAAGTTACAACAAGAGCAACACTGTTACTTTCAATTTCAATCATATTTGATGAATCTTTATAGTATATCATAATCTCTCTATTTTTGTTGCTAAATAACAAGTAACTGTCAAACCCGCTTTCCCAGAGTATATAAAACTATTGGAAAACAAATCTATAATCTGAGCAACTCTATCAGATGGAGTATTTAATAATACTTTCATCATGTAAGAAAGAATTGCATAGCGTATTTTTTCTGGCTCTTCATCTATTTTAGAAATAAGAGGAGAAAGATTTTCCCATTTTATTTTAGGTTTCAAAAATTCCCTACATAAATCAATAACATTGGCTTCGCCAATAGAGGTATCTATTATTGTTTGTAGTGCTATTTTCTCGTCTACAATATCTATTATTTGATCAAGTAAGACTAGTGCTTGCCTCGGGCTACCTTCGCAATATTCTGCTATTTTTTGTAGTATTGGAAGACTAATATCTACTTTTTCTTCTGTACAAACCCATTTAAGAAGCTTAATTATCTCATTTCTACGCAGAGATACGACAGCAAAAGTTGTACAACGAGTCTTGATAGTTTTAATGAGTTTTTCAGGATCAGTTGTACACAGAATGAATCTTACATGTTTTGGGGGATCTTCCAAAAGTTTTAGTAATGCATTTTGAGCATCATTAGTTATTTTTGCCGCCTCATCAAGTAGATAAATTTTGATCTCTCCACTTAATGGAAAATATCGAGAATTATTTGAAATATCTCTTATTGTATCAATCCCTCTTGTGTTTGCAGAATCATATTCATAAAAATCTTGAGGAGAGCATTTTAACTCATTTGCAATTATCCGAGCCAGTGTTGTCTTTCCAGTACCCGACGGTCCAGTAAATAGAAATGCTCTAATTTCACCTGTTGATCGTGATAAAATCGTTTGTAAAGATTCTTTTACTAAATCATTTCCTATAAATTCATCGAAGTTTCGTGGTCGATATTTTGTATGTAGTGGTAAACTTTTGTCTCTTTCAGACATTTAATCCTCCTAATTCAATAATCTTGTTTGAAAAGCTCTTAATCCCCTTTTCAAAATATCTTCTATTTTCGGAATTGTGAAGAATAGATGCAGGATGCACACACCAGCAGATCCAACAATTAAAATTTCTATCCCATTCTGTTTGTCCGCTCTTCTGTGTTATCGCTGGGTGCTTACTACCAAAGGCTTTTAATCCTATATTTCCAAAAACTAATATCAAAGATGGTTTTATTTGCTCTATCTCCATTTTCAGCCATTTGCCACACTTCTCAATACACTCATCATTGGGTGTTTTTGTTTTAGATGGATAACACTTACATACATTTGAAACATAAAAATCTTCTCTGTAAAGATTATATTTTTTTAATTCATCCCATAGTAAGATACTTGCTCTACCCACAAATCCCTTCCCTTTTTTGTCTTCATCTCCACCAGGTGCTTCTCCAAGAATAACAATGTTATACTTCCCGATTGATGGAAAAACAGGTCCATATTTTGTTTCTTGTCCTAAGAAACAATTAAAACACTCTTTTAATCTAGGAATGATATTTTTACTATCATTCTTACGAATTGGTATAACTTTTGGAGGGAATTGGATATCCTTTTCTAATTTAATTTCAAAAGAGAAATACTTAGATAAACCTTGCTTATCTTTACTACATTTTAATATTTCAATTTCATCAAGAATTTTTCTAAGTTTGCTTTTAGTCTCTTCCTTCATAATGGCTTCTCTTCTAGTTGGTTTTGTAATATGAAAGAATCCATTCATAGAAGGAACTTTTTTAGGAATAGATTTAACGATGGATTTTACTTCTTCTATTACTTTTAAAGCAGATTTTTCTCCAATTCCCTTTATTTCGATAAGAGGTACATACAAAAGTTTATCTTTAGCAACCCATTTAATAGGATCAGAAATATCTATTTGGGGAAGAATTAATTCAATTCCTAGTCGATATGCTTCTTTAATAATTTCGTCTTTTTTATCTTGAGATCCATAAGTTAAACTAGCACAGATAAATTCTGCTGGATATAGTATTTTACAATACATACACCAGTATGCCAGTATGGAATATTCTACTGAATGGGATTTGTTAAAACTGTAGTGGGCATGTTTTTCTAACATATCCCAGAATTCATTTGCCTCATCCTCTGATAATGTTTCCTTTTCCTTACATCCATTGATAAATAATTGTTTGTACTGATCAAAATCTTTAGAAGTTCCTTTCTTTGCGATGATTTTTCGAATTTCATCAGCAGTAGAGTAGGGAAGATTAGATAATTTAACAATGGCCTCCATTACTTGTTCTTGATATACAATAATACCAAATGTGTCTTTTGTTATCTTTTCATAAATTGGGTGCTTTTTCTTCCATTTGGCACCATGTTTTCTTCTAGTATATTCGGTGGTCATTCCGCTTTCTGATGGGCCTGGTCTTACTAAAGCATTAATATCACTCATTGATTCTAAACTATTGACTTTAATCTCCTTAACAAGTCTGGTTGTTGCCCATGTACTAAATTGAAAAATACCAACTGTATTTCCATTAGATAATGTCTTAAAAATATCCTCATTATTGAATTGTATTTTTTCAAAAACAATGTCTTCATCATAGTTTTGTTTAACTAATCTTCGAGTTTCATTTAATACAGTTAAGGTGTTTAATCCAAGGATATCTAATTTCATTAATCCCATATACTCAGTGTCATCTTTATCCCAGTTGATAACCTCTTGATATGATCTAACTG